CATAGGAGGGTAACTAATGGCCAATACAACTTCAGGCACAGTTACTTTCGACAAAACTTTTGCAGTAGATGAAATTATTGCAGAAGCATATGAGAGAATAGGTTCACAAGTAACATCTGGATATCAATTAAAAACAGCAAGACGTTCTTTAAATATAATGTTTCAAGAATGGGGTAATAGAGGTTTGCACTACTGGGAGGTAGGAGAAGCTGATATTAATCTTGTTGAAGGCCAAGCTGAATATAAATTTTTTAGATCATCTGGTGATGGTACAAGTGCAGTAACTGATCCTGCTGATACTTATGGTGTAGCAGACGTTCTTGAATCAACTTTAAGAGCAGATAGAACTGCAGTAGATCAAGCAGACTCTGCAATTACAAAAATAGATAGATCAACTTATTCAGCATTATCAAATAAATTATCTAAAGGAACACCTTCAAAATATTTTGTACAAAGATTTGTAGATAAAACAGTTGTTACACTTTACCCAACACCTGATTCATCTAATGCATCTAAAGCAGTTCATATATATTTTGTTAAAAGAATTCAAGACGCTGATTCAACTTATACCGATGCAGCAGATGTACCTTTTAGATTTGTACCATGTATGGTTTCAGGATTAGCTTTTTATCTAGCACAGAAATTTAATCCACAAGCAACACAACAACTAAAATTATATTACGAAGATGAATTAGCTAGAGCATTATCAGAAGATGGTTCTTCTACTAGTGTACACATAACACCAAAAGTTTATTACCCAGGAACATAATGGCAAGAGGAAAACATTCAAAAGCAATATCAGACAGATCAGGCATGGAGTTTCCATATCTTGAAATGATTAGAGAGTGGAATGGTTTTTTAGTACATAGATCAGAATTTGAATCTAAACACCCACAATTAGAAATAAGTTCTAAAAAAGGAGATGATCAAGGTTTAGCTGATGTAAGACCAGATAGAACTGAAAGTGAAGTCGCAAGACCCTTGGCACCTAATCCTTTTGAAACGATTGCAGCGTCATCAGGTATTATAAATGTATTTGAAAAATCTCATGGTAGATCAACAAGTGACACTGTAAGATTTAGAGGACCTATTTATACAACATCAGACCCAGATGCTTTTAATAATCCAGTTGGCTTTGATGGTGTTACAGGAGCTAATTTAGCAAAAGCCGCAGGATATTCTATTACAGTTGGTAAAAGAGATTCAAGCGGTAATATTACAAACACAGAAAATTTCTATCACTTTACTGTAGACACAAACACTGCTACAACAGGTGGTATATCAGGAGGAGGCAATAGTTGTTCGGCTGGTCCAGCAACATTGACAGCATAATATGGCAGGAATTAGTTTTTCAGATTTAAGAACACAAATAAGAAGTTACACAGAAGTTAGTTCTACTGTGTTATCAGATAGTGTTCTTGAGAATATAGTATTAAATGCAGAGTATAGAATTTTTAGAGACCTACCTTTAGATGCATATAGAAAAACAGCTACAGATAATTTTGTAGCTAATCAAGAACATGCTAATCTTCCAGCAGGAGCTTTAGTTGTAAGGGGTGTTCAGGTTGCAGATGGCACATCAACATTAACTAATCCTATATGGTTAGAAAAAAGAGATGTTACTTTTTTAGATGAATTTAATGGAGCAAGAGCCACTGGTAAACCTAAATATTATGCTATGCAAGGCGGAGAAACAGGTAATACAAACACAACTTCAGGAGCCCTTTTGTTATCACCAATTCCAGATACCACTTATGTATTTAAAGTACACTACAATCGTATACCAGATAAATTAGAAGCAAGCAGTAATGAAACTAATTTCATTAGTTTGAATTTTCCAAATGGTCTGCTATACTGTTGTCTCGCAGAAACGTATTCGTTTTTAAAAGGCCCAGCTGACATGCTGCAATTGTATGAACAAAAGTACAAACAAGAAGTAGAAAAATTTGGAGGAGAACAAATAGGCAGAAAACGAAGAGACGACTATACTGATGGTACTATCAGAATACCAGTCAATTCACCAACACCTTAAGGAATTAAATTATGGCATCAACATTTACAGATCTTGGTATAGAAAAAATGGCAACTGGCGAGAACGCCGGTACTTGGGGAGATAAAACTAATACCAACTTAGAAATAGTAGAAAAAGCAGTTGCTGGTTATGTAGAAAAATCTATAGCTGGCGGTGCACAAACTACAACATTAACAATTACAGATGGTGATTCAACAGAATCAACTTCAATCGCAAGACATGCTGTTATAAAATTAACAGGATCTATTACAGGCAACCAAGTTGTAACTGTACCTGATTCTATTGAAAAAGTTTTTATTGTAACAAATGGTACATCAGGTGCTTTTACTGTACAATTTAAAACAGTATCAGGAACAGGTATTACTTTTGGAGTATCAGAAAAAACTACAAAATTATTTTATTCAGATGGAACTAATATTGTCGATGCAGGATTTAGTGGAGGAACTGATTTAGATGGTAAAGAATTAATTTTAGATGCTGATGGTGATACAAGTTTAACAGCAGATACAGATGATCAAATAGATATTAAAATTGGTGGCACAGATCAAATTAAATTAGTTGATGGAGCTATTGTTCCTGTTACAGATAACGATATTGATTTAGGTACAGCAAGTTTAGAATTTAAAGATGCATTTTTTGACGGTACAGTAACTGCAGATGCTTTTGCAGGACCTCTTACAGGTAATGTAACAGGAAACGTTTCTGGAACTGCAGCAACAGTAACTACTGCAGCACAATCAAACATTACATCATTAGGAACTTTAACAACTTTAACTGTTGATAATGTAATTACTAATGGTTCAACTATTGGCCACACTAGTGACACAGACTTAATAACATTAGCTGATGGTGTAGTAACAGTTGCAGGCGAGTTAGATGCAGCAACAGGAGATTTTTCTGGTGACGTTGATGTAGATGGAACTCTAGAAGCAGACGCTATTACAATTAATGGAACAGCAATAGCTTCAGTGTTAAGTCCCATAGCAGGAGGATCAGGAATTGTAACAACAGGTGCATTAAACTCAGGATCTATAACTTCAGGATTTGGAACTATCGATACAGGATCTTCTACAATTACTACTACAGGATTAATTAGCGGAGGTTCTCTAGATATAGATAACGTTTTAATTAATGGAACAACTATTGGTCACACTGATGATACAGATTTAATAACACTTGCAGATGGTGTGGTAACAGTTGCAGGTGAAATTTCTGTAACAACTTTGGATATTGGTGGAACAAATGTAACATCTGACGCAACAGAACTAAATTTATTAGATGGTAAATCAGCTACTAATTTAGCTTTACTTGGAAAAACAGAAGGAACAAATTTTACAAATTCTTTATTAGTTGGTCATGCAACAACTGGAACTTTAAATGCTGCTGAAAGAAATACTGGAGTTGGGATTAATGCTTTGGATGCTTTAACAAGTGGAGATAAAAATACTAGTGTTGGATATAATGCTTTAAGTGGTAATAATACTGGTTTTCAAAACTCAGCATTTGGAACTCATGCTTTACAAGCACTAAGTTCTGGTAGAAGTAATACTGCTATTGGAATGGATGCTGGTACACAAATTAATACTGGCGATTATAATACACTTCTTGGAGAACAAGCTGGATTTGCTTTAAGTGGCAATGATAGTAATTATAATCTTTTATTAGGTTATGAATCTGGAGAAAATATTACTGAAGGTGCTGGTAATGTTATAATTGGTAGCGTAGATGCTGGAAGTGCTACAGGCGATAGACAATTACTTATTTCTGGTTTTGATGGTTCAACAACTACAACTTGGATTTCTGGAGATAGTGATGGTGATCTTACATTTGCACATGATGTGATTTTAGCAAATGATTCTTTTGTACAATTTGGTGATGCTGGAGAAAACATTTTAGGAAATGGAACTGATTTAACAATAGCTTCATCTAATGATTTACATTTAACTGCTACAACAGATATTAATATACCAGCTAACGTTGGTTTAACATTTGGTGACGATGGTGAAAAGATTGAGGGTAATGGAACTGATTTAACAATAGCTTCATCTAATGATTTACACTTAACAGCCACAACAGACATCAATATACCAGCAAACGTTGGTTTAACATTTGGTGATGACGCTGAAAAAATTGAAGGTGATGGTACAAACTTAACAATTTCAGGAAATGATATAATATTAGACGCAGCTGACAATGTTGTTATTGATTCAGATGTAGGAACTATATTTAAAGATGGTGGTACTCATTTTGGAACTTTAAGCAGTTCTAGTGGTATGAGTATAACTTGTAATACTTCTGATGGAGATGTTTTATTAAGAGGTAATGATGGTGGTTCTTTTATTACAGCTTTAACATTAGATATATCAGCTGCAGGTGCTGCTACATTTAATAATGCAATAACTTCAGGTGCTGTTATAACTTCAGGTGCTGGAGTAGTGGTCGCAGACGCTGGTACAATAGGTTCTGCTTCTGATGCAGATGCAATAGCAATAGGATCAGATGGTGATGTTACACTAACACAAGATTTAGAATTACAACATGATGGAGCAGTTTTATCATTTGGTGCTAATGACGAAGTTACCCTAACTCATGTTCACGATGATGGTTTATTACTTAACACTGATATGCAACTTCAGTTCAGAGATTCTGCAATTAACATTAGATCAGATGCTGATGGTGATTTAGATATTAACGCTGATGACGAAGTTGAAATTAATTCTACTTTAATTGATGTTAATGGAAATTTAGATGTCAGTGGAACACTTGCTCAAGCAGGAGTTGCAACATTTGCTGTAGCAGCTAATGTAGCACAAGTAGCACTTAGTTCATCATCAAATGCTATAGCTTGGGATGCAAGTGCTGCAGCAAACGCATATCATGTAACAACAGAAAACACTACATTCTCTGCACCAAGTAATGCTGTAGAAGGTGCTTTTATTTGTGTTGAAATTAATTATAATGGAAGTCATACAATAGCTTTTAATACAGTATTTGAGTTTGCAGCATCAACTGCACCTACAACAACAGATACAGATGGTAAAACAGATATTCTAGTATTTAGATACAATGGAGCTGTTTGGCAAGAAGTAGGAAGAACATTAAATTTAAGTGAAAGTTAAGATATAAAAATTAGGATATAAAAATATGTACGCAATAATAACAGACGGATCAATATCAAAATATATAAATCACCCTAAACCTTTGGTTATAGGAGATGTTCAATATCCAGCTAGAATATTTTCAGTATGGACTGCAAATGAATTAGCAGCTATTGGAATTATAGAAGTAACGTTTGATGATAGTAAGAAAAAGGATGAAATGTATTATATAAATACAAATCAAACTTTTACCTATGATGCAGATGCTGGAACAGTTACTGCTACATATGGTGATGCTACCGCAAAGGCTCATGCAGATACTTTATGGACAGCACAAGACGAAACAGATGGAAAAGGTACAGAGGGAGAAGTTGCTACTAGAGGATTAAAATATAACTTTATTAAAACTGTTAAAGCTCAAGCAAAAGGTTTATTAAATCAAACTGACTGGTACATAACACGTAAGGCAGAAAAAAATACAGCGATACCTAGTAATATTACAACATGGAGAGACGGTATTAGAACTAAACAAGCAGAAATGGAAACTGCTATAACAAATGCAAGTAATACTCCAGCTCTTGAGACTTTATACACTTATGTTAATACAGCTGATGAAGGGGATCCAGTTGTAATGGAAAGACCATTAGGAGTATTCCCAGAATTAGGATCTTAATATGCCTTTAATTTTACCAGGTAATGTTGGATCAGCAACAGCAGCTACTGGTTATAATGTAGCTAACTCTGTTAGATTTAATGGTGCAAATCACGATTTAAGAATTGCTCCTGGAAGTGTTTCAAACAGAAGAACAATGACTATTAGTTTTTGGACAAAAAGAAGTAATCTAGGGGGTAATGGTTCGGGTTTAATTGCTGGTTGGGGAGATGGTTATGAAGGTGGTTTTGCATCAATGATATATTTTAATGATTCTGACCAATTAGAAATTGACCATGATATAGCTGGTGCAGATTATAATTTTCATAGTGATATGTTATTTAGAGATGTTAGTGCTTGGTACCATATAGTAATTGCAATAGATACAACTCAAGGAACAGAATCTAATAGACAAAAAATTTATGTAAATGGAACACAGATTACATTAACAGAAACGGCTTTAGGTTTTCCTCCAGAAAATTTTGATACATTCTTTAATAATACACTAACAGTAGTTGGAAGTTCAGGTTATGAAGGTGGTAGTGGTGCAGTTCCTGAATATTCAGGATATTTTTCAGAATTTGTAATGATTGACGGAACTGCCTTAGCAGCAGATCAATTTGGAGAATTTGATTCTGACAGTGGAATTTGGAAACCAATAGATGTATCTGGTTTAACTTTTGGTACTAATGGATTTTATTTAGAATTTAAAGAATCTGGAACTTCTCAAAATGCTAGTGGACTAGGTGCAGACACAAGTGGTAATACTAATCATTTAGCAGTAACAGCTTTAACTGCAACAGATCAATCTACGGATACTTGCACAAATAATTTTGCAACAATGAATCCTTTAGATAATCAAATTGCTGGTGGTACTTTTGCAGAAGGAAATTTACAAGTAACATCAGTTAATACTGGATATACTTATAACACTTCAACATTTGGAGTAGCTACTGGTAAATGGTATTGGGAAGTTAAATGGTCAGCACAACCAACAGGAAGTTCAAATCAAGTTATAATTGGAGTAGCTAAAAGACCTACTTCAAGTACAACTAATTATTTAGGAGTAACTGCTTGGGGTTATGGTTATATGGCAGCTAATGGAAATGTATTATTAAATAATTCAAATTTAATTGGTTATGCCACTTATTCTATTGGCGACATTATAGGTGTAGCCTTAGATATGGATAATAATAGACTATATTTTTCTAAAAATGGAACTTATAATAATTCTTCAGATCCAGCCAATGGAACTAATCCAATTTCAATTACAGCAGCAGATAGTGTAATTGGTGATAGTGGTTTTTATTTTCCAGCATTTGGAGATGGAAATGATTCTTTACAAGAAACTGGACAATTTAATTTTGGTAGTCCAATACATGCAATATCATCAGGCAACACAGATGGTAATGGCTATGGAAATTTTGAGTATGCGGTACCTAGCGGCTATTTTGCGTTATGCACAAAAAACCTAGCGGAGTATGGATAATGGCTTATACAGATATAGATAATCCAGAACTTTATTTCCAGACTAAGCTTTATACTGGAAATGGAAGTGCTGGTCATGCAATTACTTTAGATGGCTCTGAAGATATGGCTCCAGATTTTATCTGGATAAAACAAAGAGATAGTAGAGATCACTTTTTATTTGATACAATTAATGGTGCAACTAAATATGTTGCTTCAAATACCGCAGCAAGTCTAGCAACAGATGCTAATACTTTGACAGCTTTTGGCTCGGATGGATTTACATTAGGAAATGGTGTTGGTTGTAATGAAAATAATGATACTCATGTAGCCTGGTGCTGGAAAGCTGGAACATCATTTACCAATGACGCAAGTTCAACTGGAATAGGAAGTTTAGATAGTTCTGGAACTGTTAATGATACTGCTGGTTTTTCCATAGTAAAGTACACAGGAAATGGCTCTAGTGGTGCAACAATAAAACATGGATTATCAACTGCTCCAACTGCAATGTTTGTTAGACAATATGATGCGTCAGCTGGATTTCAAGTATATAATGTTGGAACAGGCAATACTAAATTTGCTGGTTACTTAAACGTAGATGATGCTGCTGGTACTACTGCTGGTGCATGGAATAACACAACTCCAACTTCTAGTGTTTTTACAGTAGGAAATGGTGGAAATACAAATACGAATAATGGTACTCATTTTGCCTTCTGTTTTTCTGAACGAAAAGGCTACTCAAAATTTGGATCGTATGCTGCTAACGAAAATGTAGACGGAACATTTATTTATTTAGGTTTTAAGCCAGCTTTTGTAATATTAAAACAATCAAATTTAGTTAGAGATTGGCACATGTTTGATGCCAAAAGAAGTACATTTAATGCTGTGAGTAAATATTTAAGACCAAATAGCTCAGGTTCTGAAGATAGTGGTGAAGA